GGCTCAACCTTACATGATTGACATATTTGAAACGCTAACATTCTCGATATTTTAGTTAACGGAATAATTGCGTTAACCAAAAACGAGCCTGTCGCATCACCTGCCGGGCGACCCGCTTTCTGAAGGATTCCGACACGTCTAAACGAATCTAAACGAATCTAAACGAATCTAAACGAATCTAAACGCGTCTAAAAGCGTCCGTCACCAGTCGGGGGTCTCGGCCTCGACGTCGCGGTTTCCGTCGGTGTTGGCGGCGAGGCCGTATCGTTCGTGGTCGCGGATCGCCGCCGCCACATCGTCGTCGGCGTCCGGTCTCGGGCAGGCCGGAACGGAAGAAGGGGAAGGGGAGGGAAGGCGCTCGCGGGCCTCGTAGGCTCGTGTGGCATCGCTGCCCAGGGCGCGGGAGTAGATGTCGAGGCTGGTGAGCCCGAATGTGAAGGCGATGTGCTCCACGTCGGACGTTGTGAGCGGCGCTTCATATCGGAGCCTTACGTGCCAGTAGTTGTTTCTCATACCGCTCTTTTTGTAGAACTCGGCATTTGTTATTCCGCTTCGTTTAACGAGATCTCGACATATGTCGATGATTCTCTTGCTGTCTTCGGTGACTTCATTTCTGGCAATGCTTCCCATGCCCAACATGGTACCCAATTGAGAAGGATTTGTAAAGAATACTCAATTGAGTAACAATAAACTTACTCAATTAAGTACGGTAAGAATTACCGCAAGGCAATGAACAAAGAAAGGAGCGGCAAGACAGATGAGTGAGACGGAAACCATCGCAAGGAATCTCAGCGGCGAGCTCGCACGGCACCGCAAGACACAGGCCGCGCTCGCCAAGGAACTCGGCATGAGCGAGAAAACCGTCAGCGAACGACTGCGAGGCAAAGGAGCATTCGATACCGAGCAACTCGAAAAGACGGCGACGATGCTCGGCATGAGCCTCTACCAGCTCATGATCAAGCTCCTGCAACCAATCGACGGCATCAAACAGATCAAGCCGTGAGCCGCGCTCGCCGACGAATGAATCGAAAGGAGAATCTGAAATGAGCATCAACATTCCGGCCGAGACACCGGATGAATCCACGAATCCGATTTCCGTTGAGGAATTCGAACGCCTGCACCCGGCGATGCTGGGCGCGATAAGGGAGGTTATCCGCGAGGAACTGGCCGCCTGGGAGGAGCAGCCGGTGTTCGACCATCCGCAGGACATGCTGCTGGGCGGTTCCGAGGATTGGCACCCGCGATTCAAGGTCACCCCGGCGTTCGGTGACGGCAGGTTCCTGCTGACCATTCAACTCGGCACATCGTACGGGTTGAGCTTCCACTGTGATGCGCATGATCTGCTCAACCTCGTGAATCTCGTGTCCGCGCAGGCTCTGAAGGAAAAAACATGATTGCGAATCTGGCTTTCGGACTATGCATCTGCTCACTGGTCGTCATTTCCATCCTGATCGGCATGAGCATCCTGCTCGATGTGTTGCTCTGCGCTGGCGGGGAAGTGGCTGAATTGCTTCTGATGCCGTTCTTCACGGTTGCATGTGGCTTCCTGTTCTTCGGGTGGCCAATGGCTTACGGGCATGGAGGAATTGTAAGGAGCATCATTCTGATGGCCATTACTGCTGTGACCGACATCGTGGCAGTGGTCGAACTGATTTTGTCGGTCATCGATTCCGTCGCAGGAACGAGATCGCGTTCCGCTTCAATCGGGAAAGCCTATGTGCAAGTCGGGTCTCGCGGAAATGCGTCAGCCGATACAAGGTCAGATTCATGCCGCGATCATGCTCCGGCTCCGGCAGGGGCTTCCAAGGCTGACGGTCGATCTTCCCCTGTACGCGGATGCGACGGTACACACGCCTGCCCAGACGCGTTGGCTGGAGCGTCCAGTGGATCACGAGAGCCACGTCATCGGAATCCATCCATACCGCAACCAGAACCGTCTCGCCGGGAGCGACGACATGAACGTTCGAAGGTTCCACGGCGGCGCGGTTGATTCCGTTGTCCTGGACGGTAACGATTGCAGCTTCTCCACCATCAACAGTGAACGACACGTTGAATCCATCGCCGTCCCCGTCGTTGAGAACGCTGAAAAGCCTATCCGGGGTACCACGGCCGTTATGAGGCGTCCACGATTCCAATCCATGCATGAGCATGCCCTGCACGACATTGTCATAGTCAAGGACGAACCATCCTGCCTGCCGCCGGTTGCGGTGCGGCCACCACACGCTCACGACAGCGGATACGACGGCGATGACCGCCGACGCCCAAGTCGCCCAATCACCAATTCCAACGGAAGAAAACATGAGAACGATTCTAAGGAGAATCTGATGAACAACGAAATCCGGAAGTTCGACTTCAGGGGCGCGGCATTGCGCACCTTGACCGATGAGGCGGGGGAGCCCTGGTTCGTCGCCAAGGACGTATGCGCCATCCTCGGGACAGACACAAGGGACTTACACAAGATTCTTGAGTCTGATGAAATCACCAATGTGGATAGTATCCACATTGCTCAGAATGGCGGTAAAGCTCCGCTCATCATCTCCGAGCCTGGTCTTTACCGTCTTGTGATGAAGTCTCGGAAGCCGGAGGCCAAGGAGTTCCAGCGTTGGGTGACGCATGAGGTGCTGCCGTCCATCCGCAAGCACGGCGGCTATATGGCCGGCCAGGAACGGATGACACCGGAACAGATGGCGTTGGCCAGCATGCGATGGCTGCAATCCAAGGTCGACGAACAAGCCAAACAGCTCAAAGCCCAGGAAGGCAAGGTCCTGTTCGCCAACGCGGTCGAAACCGCGAGGACGTCCATCCTTGTGGGCGATTTCGCGAAGATCCTGAAAAGCAACGGCATCGACATCGGCCCACGGCGCCTGTTCGCCTGGCTCCGCGAGCATGGATGGCTCATCAAGGCCAAGGGCTCCAGTTGGAACATGCCCACACAGAAGGCGATGGACCTTCACCTGTTCGAGATCAAGGAGACGACCATCAGCCACTCGGACGGGCACACCACGATCAACAAGACGCCGAAGATGACCGGCAAGGGACAGACGTATTTCGCCAAACTGTTCCTCGCGAAACCAACACAGGAAGCGGGTGCGTGATGCCGATCGATAACTCTCTTGTGCCGTGCCGCGTCGACAAGCCGAATCCGTTCGAGGCGCTGTTCGCGCTGATCTACATGGGTGTCGGAGCGGTCTGCCTGATTGCCGGCCTCCGCCGGATGGAACGTTGGGAGATCCTTTTCGGATTCGCGATGCTGATGGTCGCCTCGCAGGCATCCAACAGGTTTCTCGCACGCAAGCGGCTCTACGAGGGCTGCTTGGTGTTCTGCAAGCCGTCGGAAGTCACCCGGGAAGCTGAAGGAAAGATGCCCCGGACGCGACAAGCTGACGGGCACCCTCGGAAAGAAGCGCTGAAATGAACGGTTTCGCTATCTTGCTCTTCAGGTTCTCCCATACAGTGGGCTTCCCGGTTTGCGATTCCGCCATGTACAGCACTCCGAACAGGGCCTGCAGGGAGACCTTCAGGTCGAACTCTTTCCCGGCCGCGTATTCGTCGAGGTTGCGTCTCGCTTCGGAGATGAGGTCCAGTACGTACACTCGCAGCGATGTCGGCAGACTGTCGTCCTCTCGGACCGCCTTCAACGCCTCGTCCAGGAACTCGGAGATTGTCTTGCGTTCCTCTTCGGCGATGGAGATCGGTAGCGATGGCGATTTGTCGGCGATGATCTCCAATGCCTGCGCCTCGGCCGCATCCAGAGGGACATCCCGTTGCTGGGAAGTCGAGAAACCGACCCAGTATCCGTTTCCCGAAGAATTTGTGTACGACTCCCACAGTTTCTGCCATATCTGCGGCATGACGCTTTTCGTCGTGCCCAACCGTCTGACATTCATCTTGATCAGATTGTCCAAGCACGTTTCGGCGTCATGCATCCTGCTGAACGATGTGGATATCCCATCGTCGAATCCATCGTCCCTTTCCTCGATCTTGAAGAACTGCAGCATGTACTCGGCTGGGTTCATTGATTCTTCTCCTAACTGTTCGGCCCGCACGTCGCATATGCGGGATGACACCGATTTTAGGAGGGGGCTGGGCGGTTCTCCTAACGCCGCCCGGCATTACACACGCAAAGGAGGCGCGTGATGGATGACAAAGAGGTGTTCGCCGCATTGGCGGCGGCGTTGAAGCCGATGAACACAACGAAGGACATCGCGGACAACTGCGGCATCAAGGAAGGCACCCTGGCGTACTGGCGTAGCGCGGGCATCGGCCCGAAGTTCGTGAAGGTGGGACGGATCGTCATGTATCCGAAGGAGCAGATGATCGCCTATTTCGCGCAACACCTGTACCAGTGCACGGCCGAATACGAGGAAGAGGTGGGTGCGTGATGGGTGAGACATGGCTGCCGGCATGCATATCGCTTACTGCTGGCTTGTTCAGTCTTTCCCTGGCTTTGCTTCGGATTCTCGTTGATCTTGATCCGATCGGTTGGATCCTGTCGTTGGGGGAGTGCCAAGAGTCCGGGAAAGCGGATGCAGTCGGGGATGTGCAAATAACCATAGTCCCAGTCTCGAATGTTCGAACCGGTATCTCGTCAGAGTTGGCAAATGTCGTCTCTTTTCCGGTATCGGATGACGCGGCTGTTCCGGGAGCGACCCATGAATCGAATAGGAACGGAACACGCGGCGCATCAAATGCGTCGGCTGCTTCGTCCAATGGAGGCGTATCGCTATGACATCGGCTTTCTCATCGGCGTGCATGATGATATACGCGCGGTCGGCCGCTTTGAATTGCGCGATGCTGCTCGGAGTCATGAACTCGGTGTTGTCGCCGATGGGTCTCAGGAGCAGGAAATACGCCTTACATCCAATCCCCTCGATTGAGACGTCGTACGCGTCGCCGTCACCGGAATTGTACACGGAGCAGACGGAATCCGGCTCGGCCTCGTCTCGAGACTCCAACCAGTCAGAAAATCCGGGCACCGTTGAGGAAATCGGTAATTCAGGATTCGTCGAGTGTTCCAGCAGGGTCCAGTCCGCCTGCGGCCTGTTATGCCATGGCCACCAAACGGTCAATCCGGCGCCAAACAGCGAGGCCACGGCACCGGCCCATGCGGCCAATACGGATCCATCCATTGATTCTTCTCCTAACTGTTCGGCCCGCACGTCGGAAATGCGGGATGACACCGATTTTAGGAGAGGGCCGGGCGGTTCTCCTAACGCCGCCCGGCATCACACACGCAAAGGAGGCGCGTGATGGTCTTGCAGAACGAGCTCAAGGATGCGAGCCGTATCCCGTTGAAGGACAGGCTCGCATGGACCATCCCGCAGGCCGCGAGCCTGTACGGGATCGACTACGACGGCCTCCGACAGGCTGTCAACCAGGGCGACATAGACACGTTTCGTCCGCCAAGCAAACGAGGAACGCCTTCCCGCCGTCACATCAGACGCGAGGAAATGGGCCGATACGTCAAATCGTTGGAGGAGTAAGCATGAACGACATTCGCAAGGCGTGCGTGAGGGCCGTGTTCGACGAATTCGACGACCATGGCGACGTCATCAGGCCGGCTGTCGACGCGGAAACGCTGCTGATGCCACCCGCACCGCCGAGGGACACGGTAATCATGTTCGGCTTGACCGGCTACGCGATTCGCGTTACAGGGAAGGGCGCCAGCCTCATGGAGCTCGACGTCGACGGAAGCCACGAGCTGGCGAGCATCGGAAAAGACCAGGCGAGGACATTCATTCAAAGCATTGGAGGCGCAAGATGACCGACAACGACTATCGCATCGAGGACAGGTCCGAAAAGGGGAGGCCGAACTACACGCTCAGGCGTTTGAAGTTCACGCTGGCCGTGGTCGGCCTGGTCGTGAGCGTGACGCTCATGCTCACCTGGCATGGCGGCGGTCTGACGGGCGCGCTTGTGGTTGAGGGCGTGTATCTGGCCACGGCCCTGTGGCTGACGGTCAGGTTCGCTCCGCGCGATGACGTGGATGGCGTCTGACCGTATCCGCCGGCGTACAAGGACGAGGACGGATGGCGGAGGCGTGGGGCCCTTCATCTCACATTGCATTTCACGCATTCACTCTCACGTCTTCCGCCGTCACGCTGCGGGTTCGAATCCCGCCGCCGGCGCTTGGCCGGACCGTCAACGCCGCCCGCATCCCCGCTTCGTTCAGCTTTCTTGGGGTTGTGGGAACGATGGGCGTGCTTCTTTGCTGTCATGGCGCCCAGCGGTCCGGCTCATATCAATCAATCAAGGTCAAGGGAGGAACCGATGAAGGAGATTCTGCCGCATTGGCATTTCAGTCCGAACGCTCCGGTCAAGGACGTCGGCACGAAGGGGATGACGCGTGGCGACAGGGCGGTGGCCGACGCGTGCCGTCGGGCGATGGAGAGCGAGGCGTGGAAGGAGCTGGAGATCCTCGAATCGTTGGGCGTGCGGTTCACCGGACTGGTGGGCCGGTTCGTGTCCGAGGTGGCGTCTCCGGTGTTGGAGGTGATGCCTGGTGACAGTTTCCATCAGGGCGCGAAGGCTCAGTTGTCGCACATGGTGAAGACCAGGGATGGTGGCGAGACCATCCGCATCATCAAGACTCTCGCCGTGAAAGGTAGGTTCTGATGGCTGGTGAGACGATCATCGCGGTGGTGGGCAATCTGACCGCGGATCCTGAGTTGAGGTCGACGAAGAACGGTCGGAGCGTGGCTGGGTTCACGATCGCGTCCACTCCTCGCACGTTCGACAGGCAGTTGAATCAGTGGGTCGACGGGGACGCGTTGTTCCTCCGCTGCACGGTGTGGGGTGATCTGGCCGAGCATTGCGCCCGTTCCCTCGCCAAGGGCATGCGTGTGATCGCGCAGGGCAGGCTGACGCAGCATTCGTGGGAGGACGAGCAGCATCAGAAGCGTTCTTCCATGGAATTGCAGGTGGACGAGATCGGGCCGAGCTTGCGCTATGCGACCGCGCAGGTGGCCAAGGCGCAGCGTGGCACGGCTGGAGCGTATGGCAATCCGTCCTCCGCTCCGGCGGGCTATACGTGCGGGGCCACCGCTGCCGGCACCTCGCTTCCGCCGTCCGACCCGTGGGGTCAGCCACAGGACAAATCGGCATCGTTCGGTGATTTCGGCAAGCCGGAATCCGAACCGGAATTCTGATGAAAGGAATGGATTATGGGCATCACCATAGAGAATCTGCAGGTGGACGACCTGCATGCCAACCCGCATAATCCACGCAAGCAGATCGGCGACGTGGAAGAACTGGCGTCGAGCATCCGAAGCCAGGGCATCAAACAGCCTTTGCTGGTCACGCCGACAGGCGAGACGGACATCGACGGACACAAGCAGTACCGGGTCGTGATCGGCCACCGCAGGCTCGCCGCGGCCAGACAGGCGGGACTCTCGACCGTGCCCGCGATCGTCGAGGAGATGGACGCGCGCCGCGAACAGGAAATCATGCTCGTGGAGAACACGCAACGCTCCGACCTGACTCCAGTGGAGGAGGCCGACGGCTACCAAGGGCTTCTCGACCTGGGCGTGCGGGTCAAGGAGATGGCCGAGAAGACGGGACGCAGCGACCGGTTCGTCCGCAGACGGTTGAAGATAGCCAGAATCCCGCAGGAGACGCGCGACATGGCCTCCGACTTCAGCCAACTGTCGCTCGACCAGTTGGACAAGCTCGCCGAATTCGAATCCGACCCCGACATGCAACGCGAGCTCGCACGGTCCACCGACTTCGAATGGACGTACCAAAGGCTCGTCAGAGAACGCGACAAGACGAAATGGTGCGGTGAGGCCGACAAGGCGCTCGCGAAGGCCGGCGTCAGGGTCGAGTCCTTCCCGGACGGGAAGAACTATTGGACGTTCGAACCGCGCGGCTACAGGCGGCATAACATCATTTCCTCCACTCGGGATCCGTTCTGGAAGCAGTTCACGAGCGAGGACGGGTGGTCGGAATTCCACGTCTTCAAGAACGACCATGGCGGCTACTGCCTGTACGCGCCGATTCCACTCGACCAGCTCGAAAGGGAGAAGAACGCGAAAACCGAACGCCAGGCCATCATGGCACGGGGGAAGGAACTCGACCGCAAGGCCAGGGACTTCGAGGCGATCGCGAGGGACACGCGTTTCGCATGGATACGAACCAACCTCCACACGCTCACCCGCGAACAGACAGTGGCGGGAATCTGCGAACTCGCGCTCGCTGAGACGGTCGGCTGGCATTCGATGTTCGTGAGCCAGCCAAGCCATGGCGAGGGTGTCGTGGAGGCGCTCATCGGTTTTGGATGGAATCTGCCAATCACTGAGCATGACGACGACCACTGGTCGTTGGAATGCAAGGAGAACCTCGACCAGATCCGCATGGTGTTGAGGGACAGGCCGCTGCGGATCCTCGACGTGCTGGCCGCACGCCAGGAGGACAACGCCGACTGGCGCTCGTGGCGCACCATGCGCGGCGTTGATGAGATGTGCGTCTGGTACGGCGCATTGGAACACCTCGGATACCAGCCCAGTGCCGAGGAACGCGAGGCACTTAAGGGCGCTATGGCCGAAAAGGAGCAGGAATCATGAGTATGAAGGCATTGGAGTGGGCCATGTACGACGTGCCCGCCGAAATGGTCAAAGGAGCTTTGCTGCGCATCCTGCTCCTGCTCGCCGACCACGCTGACACGCAAGGCAAGGGAGCTTTCCCAAGCCAGAAGCGCATCGTGGCCCTGACCGGATACAGCCGGCGCACCATCCAGAACGGCCTGCACGATCTGGAGACGGCCGGACTGATCCGAAGGGGAGACCAGCGGATCACCGAGCATCTCGGCAAATACCGTCCGATCGTCTGGGACCTCACGATGAAGAATTTCAGGGGCGCAAAAACTACGCCCCTGAAACAGCCGCCGCAAGAGGCGCAGACCACTGCGCCCCTAAACAAGTTGGAGGGGCGCAATCAGGGGCGCAAAAAAACGTCGCTAGGGGCGCAATCAGGGGCGCAACATGACTGCGCACAGAACCTATATAAGGAAGAACCATATATAGAACCTAGAGAGAGTAACGCGCGCGCGAGAAAACAAATCACAATACCAGCCGACTGGAAACCCACCGAGGAACACCGGGCGCTCGCCGACCGGCTAGGCATCGACTGCGACATCGAAGCCGGGAAATTCCGCGACCGGGCCCTCGACTCGGCAGCCCGCTCGGCCGACTGGAACGCGAAATTCCGCAACTGGCTCGTCAAAGGCAAGGAACGCGGATTCGCCACACCAAAAGATTCCAACGCTCGCCGACGGTTCACGTGGGGCAGCGAAGAGGTCAAACGCGTACTCGGCCCGATAGCCTGCGAGGGCACGGACACGTACATGGAGCTCGCATGCAAGGTCGCGGACCTGCTCAACCAGGGCGTGGACCCGGACATGCTGCGCCGTCAGCTCGCGAACGTGCCCGGCGGCGTATTGGCCGAACAATTGTTCGAACAGGAGGCGGCGGCATGAACGCCATGACCATCGCACACATGGCCGGCATCCTCACCTCGGCCATCCAAGCCGCCGACCGATTGGAACTCGACGCGCTCAAAGGTCCGGCGCTCGCCGATATGGACCTTGACCGCATCCGCGATATCAAACGCGACTGCTCGACCTGCATCAGCCTGCTCGACCAGCTCGGAAGGGAGCGACGATGAGCGACCGGCAATTCCAGGAATCGAAACGCGTCGCCTTGCAACGTCAGGGTTGGCATTGCCTTCGCTGCGGACGCAACCTGCACGACCCGAGTGTCTGGCCGGGCAGGAGCGGCCATCACCGGCAGTTGCGCCGTCGTGCCGATCCCGCCGTGCGTGATCTGCCGTGCAACATCGTCGAACTGTGCGGTTCCGGCACGACCGGCTGTCATGGTTGGGCGCACGCGCATCCGGCGGAGGCGGAACGGTTCGGCTACATCATCCCGAGCTGGCGTGCTCCGCTCAGCGTGCCGATACGCGACTGGAACGGCGACTGGTGGTGGCTGTTGGATGACGGCACGGCGCAACGGCTCACGCAAATCGAAATCATCGAATGGCAAAGCACTTGGAAGGAAGAATCATGAAGAAACAGGACAAAGACCGGAACGTGAAGCCGGAGGCGCTGCTCTGGCTCGACTTCGAAACGACCGGCACGGACAGGAATGACAGCCTGCCGTTGGAGGTCGGCATGGAATGCACCGACGCGCTGGGCGAACATTCGTTCGGATCCCTGCACCGCATCATCAGACCGTACGATCTCGACCTGTTGGACATGAGCCCGATAGCGTTCTCCATGCATACGGACAACGGGCTTCTGTTCGAACTGCTGAACGGTTCCGCCAAAAACGACTGCGTGGAAGCGGTCGCGAACGCCGTGGAGGAGTATCTCGACTCCCTCTCGCAACGCTTCACCTTGGTTCCGGCCGGTACGAACGTGGATTTCGACATCGACTTCCTGAAACGTCTCGACATGAACCCGGACAGGTGGCTGTCCTACCGCAAGTTCGACCTGACCACGCTCCGCCGCTACCTCACGTTCCTGGACTGTCCCGAGGATCCGTACGAGGGGCATCGTGGCACGCACAGGGTACGCGACTGCATCCGACGCGACATCAACGACTACATCCGATACCGCACACTCCTGAAAAAGGCATGGTGAAGACAATGAAGGGAAAAACCATAAAACCCGTATTCGAGGAGACACGACTGCGCAAATGGCGCAAACCAGTGCCATGCCCGACCTGCGGCAGCAGAAACATCAGATTCGACCGGATCGCCCGGGCCGTCAACCGGAAAACATCCGCCATACGACAGTTCTGGGCATGCGCCTGCCAACACCACCACGGCATCCTCATCCTCACCCGCCACGACGACCTCAAGGAAGCCATACGCGCATGGAACACGGAAGCCACCAGACAAGGAAGGAAACACTCGAAATGAGAAGAAAACGCAAACCACTCGCGCTCGCCGGCATCGGCCTTACCGCCATAACCATGTTCCTGCTCACACCGGTATTCCTCCTCGCGCTCGCGGGATGCGGGAGCGCGTCCAAGACGTCGACCCCGGCCCACGCCATCGCCGCCACCGGCACCACATGCTCCGAAGAGTCCAGCTACGGCATCAAGGAATGCATCGTCACACTGACCGACACGAGGAAAGTGGACTGCGTCGTTTACTCGGGCTACAAGCAGGGCGGTCTGTCATGCGACTGGAGCCATGTGAGCGGCGCGGACAAGGAGCCGGCAAGATGAGCTACAACGTCGTCACCCAGGAAGGCATCAGAACGTTCGAGGACATCGACGATGCTGGCGACTACGCGCAGGCCGTGTCCTTGAGGACTGGCGAGCCGGTCAAGGTGTTCAATGCCGAGACCGGACTCGTCGCATTCACCGTCCGCCCAACCACGAAGGACACGAAATGAGAATCGATTTCAACAGCAAGGATGGCGTTTTCGCCATCAAAGCCGAAAACGAAGAGGAAAAAACCCAGCTCAAAACGTCGGCGGTCGCCATCTGCAATCTCATCATCGATTTTTTCGACGGTGAAGTCCAAGAAATGAAGGCGGCGAAGGAATGAAACGCATCACACTCAAGGACACAAAATGAGCAATCGAAGTTATTTGGTGCCAAGGCCGCCAGCGTTCGACCATGAGCATCCCAGACCGAGGGAGGAAGGCGAGGTGCTGTACTGCGGAAATTGCCAAAAATGGTACGTATCATGGTTTCCCCTCACCGAAGTCAAAACCATATGGGGCCGCCGCCCCAAATGGTGGATACGCATCTTCCACCGCAAACCATACGAGACGATCATCCAGCAAATACGAAGGGAAACGAAATGAAAGTGAAGAAAACCCTCATGGACATGATCATCAAATGGCATCAGGCCGGATACGCCCTCGATGAGATCGCCCCACTGATGCCGCAAGTCCCCAAAGAGGAAATCAAAGCGATAATCCAACAACACCACGAATAACAAGAAACCCGACCTTCCGGCCGGGCTCCTGACACCACCAGAAGACTACCACGCCGGAGGGAATCGAACAAATGAACGAACAAAACAACGAATCCCAACCAACACCAAACCAGACACAACCAGCACAAACCAACCAAAACAAGCCAGCGCTCGCCGGCGTGTGCCTCGTCTGCGGCGGAGAATGCGCTGTCGGCGACACCATGTGCGCGAGATGCGATGGGCTGATGCGCGGCTGGCTGCGGGAATATCCATCATGGTTGGATTCGCTACATGAGTTCCTGGACTCGACCGCGCGCTACGGAGGCCACCAGCCTGGACGCGTCAACCTTCCATCCGCGCCGACGCCAATCCGATTGCCGGTGCTCGACCACATGCAGGCCATCGAGGATGCCGCAATCGCACTCTGGCGCCGGTTGTACGCTCCGCCCGCCATGCCTTGGGCTACCTATGGCGTGCATCCGCCGCTGGTGGACATGCTGCGTGTCTGCGCCGGCAGTCCTCGACTGCGCCGCATGCCTGACATCGCCGACTTCTACCATGAGTGGGAGTCGATGGTTCGAAAGACGCTGGACATCATCGACGTGCCGCCTGCGAAACATGGCATCGGAAGATGCCCGAACCCGCTGTGCGGAGTCGAATTGACCGCGACGGTCGGCGCGGTAAGCGTTGCATGTCCCGTGTGCGGCAACACTTACCTTGTGGAGGATGTGCGGTTGGGGTTCCTGAGGGAATGCGTTCGGTCGGGACGCGCGTTCACGGCTGGTGAGTGCGCGGAACTGCTGCGCGAATGCGGATTCCAGTGCAACGCGAACACGATTCGCTCATGGCGCAAGCGCGGCAGGCTCCAACCGGTTGGTGAAAACGTGAAGGGGCAGCCGTTGTACAGGCTTTCCGACGTGCATGGACAGGTCGTGCGACGCGACTCGATTTGACAAAATCGAAAGTGCAACGCACAATTGTCAGTGGATTAGAGGGTTCAAACCGAGGTGAATTGGTTTGGACCCTTTTCATATCCACCTTGGATTCTCCTAACTCCTTGGGCTACGTAACACCGTCCTGTCCGAACGGCATATCGGACACGCTCCGCCCACTCACGTCAGAGTGGGCATACACCAACAGTGGCAGGCAAGCCAATCCCGCGCTTACGTGATGCGGTGATGCTCAAACCGCCTGTCCATGCCTTCGTAGGAATCAGTGGCAGATCACACCGGTCGCAGATCTTCGGATCCTCTTCCTTGCGGCCGCGTGTATGCGCGGGTTCGACTCCCGCCGAAGGCGCTCCATGAATAACCTCGTGAGGGGATATCCGCAGATGACGGGATCCCTAGTCGACACGTGGTCGGCCATGCTAGGACTTCATACGAAGGAATAACCATGAGCAAGCGACGCAACGAGCGGGTCAGCAACGGATACCGGCGGCGCATGCTCAGGCAAAGAGTGCTGGCCGCATACGATGTGTGCGCCATCTGCGGCAAGCCAGTCGACAAGACATTGAAGACACCACATCCGATGAGCGCCGAAGTGGATGAGCTCATACCGGTCTCACGCGGCGGTGATCCATACAGCTTCACTAACTGCAGGCTCACGCACCGCATCTGCAACAGGATGAAGAGCGACAAGACAGACGAACACGCACGAGCGCTGCTGGCTGGCAGACAGGAAGTGAAATCAAGCTCGATGCCGTTCAAAACGTTCGGCATCTGACCCGATACCAGGGCAGGGTACCCGGTCATACCCCCTTGGGGTAGCCTCGGGTGCAGTGCCGATTTCTCCCCGCGGATTCAAACGTCGGAAACAGGGGAAACAACGAAAGGTCGGAAAGCGAGGATTACGCCGATGAAGTGCGAACTCTGCGGCAAGGAATTCCAGCCTTCCGGCCATGGGCGGCCTCAGAAGTACTGTTCCAAGTCCTGCCGCCAGAAAGCGGATTATCGTCGGAAAAAGAACAATCCAGCTCGGACAAGGAAAAGCAAGCCTGCTAAAGCGAAGAGAAAACCGGAACAGGAACTCGACAGACGAAACTTCGAACGCATGATGGACGGTTCCCATGAGGACACGCTCCGTGAAATCGTCGGAAGACTGCGTGAGGCTCTGCATGCTCCCTCAACACCGGCCAACGCGTTGCCGTCGATTAGCAGCAAGCTTGCAGAATTCGACGAACGGATGCGCATGGCCGAGGAATCCGGCAGTCTGTTCGACATGAACGATGACGTGACGGAGGTGGCGGAGGATGTCGGAGCGTCGATTGTCTGAAATCGCCCAACGGCTCGTGCAGCCGGAAGGCGTCACGTCGAGTGACTTCAAACTGATCAACAGCGCGGCGGTCAAGGCCGGAATCCATTACGACCTCTGGCAGAAAGGCTTTCTCTACCTGCTGTTCGCCAAACGCTCCGACGGCAAGTACGCATGCGGGTCCGGCGGCGCGGTCCTGTCCAGCTGCAGACAGATCGGCAAGACATTCACCGTCGGAACCGCGATGTTCATCCTGTGCGCCGGGCGCGCCGGAACATTGGTCATTTGGACCGCGCACCACACGCGCACCTCCGACGAGACATTCGCCGATATGTGCGACCTGACCCGCAATCCGAAACTTTCCAGATACGTGCGGAACGTGCGCCGAGCGAACGGACAGCAGGAGATCCGTTTCACCAACGGCAGCCGCATCATGTTCGGAGCCCGCGAGAACGGCTTCGGCCGAGGCCTGCACTCCGCAGACATCGAGGTGTTCGACGAGGCTCAGATCCTCACCATCAAGGCGTTGGATAACCTGATTCCGATCGTGAACACGAGCCCGAATCCGCTGATCGTGTTCATGGGTAACCCTCCGAAGCCGGGAGACCAGTGCGAAGCCTTCGAGGAGAAACGTTCGACCGCGTTGTCCGGCAATTCGGACGGCATGCTCTACGTGGAGCTCGGCGCGGACCGCGATTGCGACCTGGACGACCGGACCGCGTGGGCGAAAGCGAACCCGTCATATCCGAAACGCACCAGCGAACAGGCGATACTGCGCATGCGCAATCTCCTTGCCGAGGATTCGTTCCGTCGCGAGGCGCTTGGCATATGGGATGAGACCGCCACCGCGTACGCCATCAGCCCGGACCTGTGGCAGGCCGCGGCCATCGACGACGTGCCTGATGGGGGAACCGTGAGCTTCGGCATCGACATGCCTCCGGACAGGAGCGTGCTGACCATCGGAGCCGCGCTACGGTACGCGGACGGTTCGGCCGTCATCCAGATGGCGAACATCAAGGACGCACGGCAGGCGGGAACCATGTGGGCCGTGGACTGGCTCGCCGAACATTGGCCGAAGACCGCCAGCGTGGTCATCGACGCGCAGTCGCCCGCTATGAGCCTGCTGCCCGAACTGAAGAAGGCGCATGTGAGGGTCACGGTGACGAACATGCAGGAGATGGGCCGCGCGTGCGGACGCTTCCTCGACATGCTCAAGGCCGGAACGCTCAAGCATCCACGGGACGAATACCAGCCGCAGCTGGCCGCAGCCGTCAAGGGCGCCACCACGCGGCCTCTTGGACAGTCCGGCGCGATCGCCTGGAACAAACTCGGCAGCGATGTCGACATCACGCCGCTCGTGTCCACCACTCTCGCCCTGTATGGGGCGTTCACGACGAAACGACATCCGGGAAGACGACAGGAGGTGATGTTCTGATGGTGTTCTACATGGCCGACGGCACAACGGTAAGTGTCGCTCCGAAATTCACCGGCAGCAGCTACCTCGACACCGCAAGCGGAAACGTCGGCACCATCCTCGGCGTCGACGACGAGGACATGCCCATCATCCACGAACTGTTGCGCGTGTGGCGTGAGAAATACCCACGCAACCTGATCCGCGGAGCCTACTACGACTGCAAGGAACGATTCAAAGACTTCGGAATCTCCATCCCCGACCAGATCAAAAACAAGGTCGAGGCGATGATCGGATGGCCCGAACTGGCCGTCCGATCATTGAGCGACCTGAGCGACCTGGAAGGGTTCAGCGTATCCGGCGACGACACGATGGGCGTCAACGACCTGTTCGAGGACAACCAATTGGACGTGGCCACGTCAGAACTGATCGTATCCGCTTACAAGCACTCATGCAGCTTCCTGACCATCGCCGCAGACCCGGAGAATCCGGACCGGATCAGCATGATCCCACGCTCCGCCGACTGGTCCGCTGGAATCTGGGACCGACGCAACCACCGTCTGGCCGCGGCATTGACCATCACCGAGGACGACAAGGACGGACGAATCTGCGCGTTCAACGTGTGGCTCCCCGGCAAGGTCTACGAATGCTCCGGCCACCTGACCCCATGGCGGGCGGAGAAAAACGAAACGAACTTCGACCAGCCGACTGCCGTCGCGCTCGCCTACGACAGGCAGATGGACCGGCCATTCGGCCACAGCCGCATCAGCCGTTCGCTCATGAGCCTCGTCGACGCCGGATTCCGCACCGTGGTCCGCATGGAGGCGTCGGCCGAATTCTATTCCGTTCCGAAACTCTGGTTCATCGGAGCGAACAGGGACGCGTTCAGCAGCAACACATGGACGAGTCTCATCCAGGCGATCAACGCGATCACCGCGGACGAGAACGGAGAGCTTCCCCAACTGCATCAGGTGCAGCAGGCGTCCATGACGCCCCATTCGGACATGCTCAAGACCTTGGCCATGCTCGTCGCCTCGCAGACCCGAGTGCCGGTCGACTATCTGGGCATCACGTTGGACAATCCGACCAGCGCCGAGGCCATGGCATCCGCCGAACGACGGTTGACGCGCATCGCCGACAAGCAGAACGTGGCCTTCGGACGGGAACTCAAACGGGCCATGGGCATCGCCGTGGCATTGCGCGAAGGCGCGAACACGATACCCGACTCCATGCGCGACGTGCATCCGGTATGGGCGCCCACAAGGGAAATCTCCGACGCGGCGCGCGCCGACGCGTTCACGAAGATCGCCGACAAGATCACCGGCTACGCCGACTCCGATGTCGGACTCGAACGTCTCGGCCTGACCCGCGAGGAAATCACCCGCCTACGCGCCGACCAGCAACGGCAGAAATCGGAACAACGCATCGACCAGCTCATGGACAGAAGCGCGGCGTCCTCGGAGGTGACGGATGGATCTGAACAATCTGGATCTGCCGGAACCGGCGAAAGCGCAGCTTCGTCAGAAACTGGAGAAACTGCATAGGGATTACGAGACTGATCTTGAGAATCTGACAGACGACGCCACCGACGCGATGGAATCCGCGAAACCGTTGGAACGACAAGACATAGTGCTCAGGTACACCCGCGATGCGTCCGAACGATCACGCAGGTACTACACTGACACCAGGAACCTGTGGCAGAAATACGCCGGCATCAAAATGCCGCCCTACGTCTCATCTACTTGCGACGAATATGAAGTGCTATACCGTCAGGTAGGCGGTTTCACTGGAACCGATTGGAATGGGCATAACTACACTAATTTGAAGCATGGCAACGCCAACGGGCTGACTGTTGAAGACCTTTGGCCCGACCTGAAGACGGTGGACGACTGGCAGCAGTTCATTGCCGACATGATGAGCAGGTCTGTACGATTGACCACGCAGAACAACCGCGACGCCGACGAGACGCATCCTGGATGGGCACGCGTCCCACGAGGCTCCAATCCTTGTGCATTTTGCGTGATGCTCGCCAGCCGAGGATTCGCATACACCAGTGAGGAAAGCGCGGACTTCGGCGGCTCTTTCCATAACGGCAAATGCCGTTGCATTCCCGTGTGCAGCTGGGGCAAGGACAAGATCTTCGGCTATGACCAAGCGAAGTATAAAGCCATGTACGATCAGGCCGTGCAAGCCATCAACGGCAACGCATTGGGAAAGAATTGGAAGTCCTCCGCCGAGGAAGCCGGAATCAAGTTGGATTCGGCCGACGCGAATGCCGTCACATTCGTTATGCGTCATAAGTTCCCTAAGCAATTGAGCGACGGGATCATGCCGAAGAAACGTGCGTCTTTCAAAGTCGAACATGATTTCACCGGCATGCGCGACGAGAAATCATTAAGCAAGAAAGGATGGGATGGAAGGCAGAAGGCGCTTGGCGTCCCAGTAGACGCAGACGTCCTTGAGATGCATGAAATCGTGTTCCTGGAACATTTCAAGTCACTCGGACAGCATTACGAATGGATTCCACGCGATACTTTGGGGCACAAATCGACGAATGACTTGAAATGGATTGAGCAAGACCTTGAGTGCGAGGTTAAGTCATCTCGGCAAAAACGCCCAGACTACGGATCCATTTCGAAGAACATCTCAAAAGCGGTATCCAAAGCCGAGCAGCATGGTGTCGTGAAGGATGCATTCATTGTGGATCTCACTGGATACTCGGCTCCGGAGAAACTGGTGACGCAACTTTCCCGCTATAACGCGCTGCATAAGAAAAACAAGATCAGACGTTTGTTCCTATTGGACAACAACGGGATGAGAGAAATCGAGCTGCAATAAAAACCCGGAGGCACTCCCGCACGAATAGGCTATTATTTCAAGTCTGCACGGGACCTCCGGTACTTCTATTTTACCAAAAACCATTGATTTCGGTGGATTGCCAGAGCAGACGAATGGACCCGACTGTAACTCGGGCGCTTCACAGCCGCGCAGGTGCGAATCCTGCATCCACCACTCGGCCAGCCATTCAGGTTGGCGGCGACCATGCGCCGTATCGCGTGGGAGGACCATACAGCGCACCGTGGCGCGGTCGAACTCGAATCCACGGGAAACAGCAAAGGAGAGCAGCATGTCCATCAGATTCCGATTCCCGGCACACATCCGTCTCATCGACGGCGGTGGCGACGAGGGCGGTTCCAATGACGGTGGCGACGGCGGTGAGCCGAGGTCGTTCACCCAGGAACAGGTCGACCAGATCGTCGAGAAGCGACTGGCCAAGGAGCGCGGCAAGTACAAGGACTACGACGAGCTCAAGTCCAAGGCCATGAAACTCGACGAGATGGAGAACGCCGGAAAGAGCGAAATCGACAAACTCAAGGAATCGAACGCGGCGCTGCGCAAGCAGATCGACGACGCCGCGGCCGAGAAGCAGCACGCGGAATGGGTGTCCGAAGTCGCCAAAGACAAGGACGTTCCGGCCGAACTGCTGCGCGGCGGAACCAAGGAGGAACTCGAGGCGCATGCGGACCTCCTGCACGCGGCGCTGCATCCGGCATCCAAGCCGCCTCAGGTGAGGAACCAGACGGGCTCTCCATCGCACCAGAACAACAACAAGGACGCCGAAGAGCTCTCGTACATCCACCAGCTCCTAGGCGAATAACCCAACCATCCGAAAGGACAAGTCATCATGGCGATGAAAACAGACCAGATCAAGCTCCCCGTGAGCGTGGCCACCGAAATCGTGAACAAGGCCAAGGACACCAGCACCATCGCGTCCCTGAGCCCCAGCACGCCACAGATCTTCTCCGACGCCGACTACCTCGTGTTCAACGGCAAGAGCGAAGCCGAGGTAGTGGCCGAAGGCGCGGTCAAGAGCAGCTACGAGCAGACCGTGGACTCCGTCGTGGCGAAGCGCTTCAAGGTGCAGACCACCACCCGCGTCACCAGCGAACTCCAGTGGGCCGACGAGGACAACCAGCTGCAGATCATCCGCAGCATCCAGGCCGATCAGGCAGCCGCACTGGGCCGCGCCCTCGACTACGTGATCTACCATGCGATCAACCCCAAGACCGGTGAGGCGCTCTCCGGATTCGACCCATTGAGCACGTCCGCCGTGCAGGTGATCGCCACCGAGGATGAGATCGGCAACGTGGACGCTTTGGCCGACGCGCTGAACGACTCCTACGACATCAACGGTGTCGCCCTGTCCAAGACCTGGGCGTCCCGCCTGCGCAAGCTGCGCGTCCCCTCCACCGGCATGCGCTTCTACCCGGAGATCCCGCTGAACCTGCAGGCCGGCAGCCTGGACGGCATCACCGCCGCGACCTCCGGAACCGTCAACGGCCGACTGGCCAAGACCCCGACGAAGGTGCTCGCGTTCATGGGAGATTTCAGCCTCATCAAATGGGGCATGGTCCGCGATCTGACCAGCGAGATCATCGCCTACGGCGATCCGGACCAGACCGGCGTGGACCTGAAGGCCCATAACCAGATCGCATACCGCACCGAGGCGATGTACGCGTTCGCGATCATCGATCCGAAGGCGTTCGCCGTACTCAAGGCCACGGAATGAGGTGAACGATGAGTTTCCCCATCCAGACCCTTGTGGTCAATCCGTCAGGTAAGAAGAAGCATACGATCGGACCGTTGGACGCGCAGGTGAGCCTTGTCAACAAGGATGGCACGGACTTCTCCGCCGGATCCAGCGCCTACGAGCTGCCGGCGGCCGGCGAGGACACCCTCGGCGGCATTAAGCAGTACGCGCCCGAACAAGCGATCGGCAACGTCGACAGCAACATCGCCGAGGCCGCGGCGGACACTCCGACCAAGGACGAATTCGACAAACTCGTCACCGCGTTCAACACGTTGGCGAAACAGTTCGACGACATCATCGCCGGCCTCGTATCCGCCGGGGCGGTCAAACTGCCGGACAAGAAGTGACCATGACGGACGAACCCGACATGTTCGCCACCTCCGACGACCTCGAACGGAGATGGCACAAGCTCACCGACGAGGAACGCGAGAAAGCCGACACGCATCTCGCGGACGTGACCGACTACATCAAGGAACGCTCGCCCATCTGGCAGCGGCTCCTCGAAGAACGGCCACGCCTGCTGACGAAGATCACCTGCGACATCGTCCGCAGAATCATGCAGGCCGACCCGTACGACATTCCCGGCGGCATCACGCAGATGAACCAGACCACCGGCAGCTTCAGCGAACAATACAGTTTCGGAGCGCCCACCGGCGACCTCTGGCTGCGCGACGACGAGAAACGCATCCTCGGCATCAACGCGCAACGCGCGTTCAGCGTCGACATGGCAACGGGGGAGACATCCTAGTGGAAACCATCGAAATCTGGCGCGGCCAGCCCACCACCGACACGGACGGCAACCCCATCCAAGGCAAACCCGCCCGCGTCGGCACATTCCAGGCGCTGGTCGAACCAAACTCCACCACCGACCAGACCGAGGAAAACGCCAGCCCGCAGACCATCGAATACACGATCCACATCCGCGGTAGCCAACCATCCGGCATCCAAGCCACCGACCTGATCAAAGTCAGAGGCATCCTCCTGCCCGTCAAAGGCGAACCGCAAGTGTGGAACAACATCCACGGACGCCACATCGGCGACGTCATCACCGTAGGCGAACGGAAAGGATAAGCATGGCCAAACGATGCAGATTCGTATTCAACCGCAAGGCATTCAGCCAACAGGTGCTGAAGAACGAGACGCTGCGCTCGCGCATGCGTGACTCGGCCAACGAGGCCGTCACCGACAGCCGGTGCATGGTCCGCGACCATGACGGCAAGAACCGCAGCGGCGTGGCCATCCTCTGCCCGGCACCGGTGGAGAAGGCGCACGGCACGCTGGAGGACACGCTCGGCAGGATGCACGTATGAGCATCCCGGTCACTCCCCGCCGCACGGAGCCGCTGCTCCTGCCCAAACTGAGGACACTGTTCCCGGACGTGACGTTCGACACCATCGAACGAGCCGACCTCGAACCGCCCTTCACCGAAGCCACTCTGGCCGACTCCATGCAGGGCATGAGCACTCCAATCTCGCAGTACGTGCGGCTGCGGTTGAGCGTGCGATGCATGAGAGAGGACCATACGGGCGACTGGGACAAGGCCGCACGCCTGTGGGCCGACATCGCGAGGGAGATCATCGGGCTCGGAAACGTCGCGCCGCTCATCGACGCGTCACTCGAATCCGGGCCGGTACGCATGACTGACGAGGACAAGAGGCTGGTGTGCGCGTACGGCGTGCTCCTGCTCGAGGTCACCGTCAACTGAAACACAACCAAAGACAACGTGCCGCCACACGCGAAGAACGGAAAGGTGCAGACGAATGTCTGACAACAATGAAAAAAACACCGTCGCCGCGCAGGGCGCGACCGACTACGGGTACGTGTCCAGCGGCAACACCGCAGGCAACGTGCGCCTGATCAAGAACTACGCGCTGTTCCTGTTCCCAAAGGGCGACAGCACGTTCGTGGCTCCGACCGGAGTGGCCTGGACCCCGCCGGTAAGCAAGAAGCCTATCGGCTACTCCACGGAGGACGGCGCCGTACTGCATCCGGAACCGGGCGACAGCACCGACTACAAGGCCCACAACGGCGACATCGTGCTGTCCGACACGGATCCGGGCTACTGGACCCTGCAGCTCGCCGCCATGGAGGGCCGCAAGGATGTGGTGTCGGCCTACTTCGACGTGGACGTCGAAACGGACGGCGGCATCAGCATCAAGGGCGCAGGCCTGAAGAAGGAGTGGATCCTCGTGCTGGTCGCGCTCGACCAGCAGGACCGTCCGTTCCTCCTGTACGGCACCAACGCGAAGGTGAGCGACCGTGACGACGTGAGCCTGAAATCCAGCGAGATCATGAACTTCAGCATGACGTTCAAGATGCTCAAGGGCGCCAACGGCGAGCAGTTCCACGCATGGGGCCTCGTCATCGACTCATCCAAGTGAGTTCATTGATTCTTCCCGTGCGGACGATGGCGGTCGGACGCACGGGATCCATTTCACTAACCGCCACCGAACGAACGGAGCCAACATGAGCGACAAAGAATACCATGTCGTGGACGTAGACCTGACCGAAGCGGAAGAGCTCAAACCCGACGTGCACCTCGAGGTCGCCGGCGTCAAACTCGACCTGCCGAACCTCAACAACGCGGAACTGCCCATCGAACTCGTCCAGGCCATCCTCCTGGTCAAGGGCAAGCCCGCATTGTCCGAAGAGGAAATCACGGCCTGCGTGAGCACGTTCCTCGCATACTTCCAGACGATGCAGCCGAACTTCTGGAACGTGCTGCGCAAAACCAAGCGTCCACTCCAATACCTCACCGCGACCATCAAGGCGTGGGCCGAGGAATCCGGACTGGACCCAAAAGCGTTTACCTCGCCCACCTCTGGAACAACAATCGCGCGGCACTAGCCTACGACTGGATCCGAGCGTACGGGCAGATCTACAGGCCCGTACGCTTCCGGGAATGGGTTGAAGGTCAACGTCCACGAGTCGATTGGGGACTCGCCTGGGCGTTGACCCGCGAAATCCTCAAAGACCATACGAGCCACTCGTGGATGGCGTTGCAGAACGCCGTCTACGCGCCCGACGGAGCCGAACAGGCGGTCTGGACGCTGTCCGGACAACGCAAACGCCCATGGTTCGACCACGAGCACGACCCGCTCCGCCCGCCAACCCCGACGCACAGCCTCACCCGCCGTCAACGCGAGGACAGGGAACGGCTCAAAGCCTGCTTCCGCATCAACGACGACCTCTGACTCCGACCGCCATCGGAATCCCAACCTACGAATAAGGAAACACGATGGCAGCACAGGACATCGGCGTCGTATACGTCCACGTCGAACCATCCGGCAAAGGATTCGGCAAAAGCATCGAAGGCGACATCGGCGACGCCGTCAACAAAGCCTCCAAGAAAAGCTCCAACACCCTCATTTCGAAAATCGGCGGGGCATTCGGCAAAATCGGCAAGGTCGGCACAGGCGCGATCGCCACCCTCGCCGGCGGCATCACCGCATTGGCCGCCAAAGGCGGCTTCACCCGCGCCCTCAACATCGAGAACGCGCAAGCCAAACTCAAAGGCCTCGGCCACGACAGCGCGAGCGTCACCGAAATCATGAACGACGCGCTCGCCTCCGTCAAGGGCACAGCTTTCGGACTGGGTGACGCCGCCACCGTCGCGGCCAGCCTGTCAGCGTCCGGCATCAAGGAAGGCGACCAGCTCACCAAGGTCCTCAAGACTGTGGCCGACACCGCGCAGATCAGCGGCAGAAGCCTCACCGACATCGGCATGATCTTCGGTTCCGTCGCCGCCCGAGGCAAACTCCAGGGCGACGACATGCTCCAGCTCATGTCGAGCGGCATCCCCGTCCTCCAAATGCTCGGCAAGCATCTGAACAAGACCAGCGCCGAAGTGTCCGACATGGTCTCGGACGGCAAGATCGACTTCCAGACCTTCGCCGACGCCATGCAGGAAGGCCTAGGCGGGGCCGCACTATCCGCAGGCACCACATTCACCGGCGCCCTGGCCAACGTGAAAGCCGCATTGAGCCGACTTGGCGAATCCGCCGCCACGCCGATCATGGAGGATCTCCGGAAGACGTTCGTTGCGCTGATACCCGCGGTGGACGCGTTCACCAACCAGGCGAAACCACTCGTCGGCACGTTCGTCAACAGGCTCGAACCCGCGTTCGACAAGGTCATCGGCCTCATCGGACAACTCTCCTCGGGTCTGCAGAACGGCAGCATTACAATCGGCGGCCTCGCCGGAAAGGTGGCGACCCTCGCAGGCGGCCTCGCATTGCTGGGCGGAGCCGGAGGAAATGCGGACAAGATCATCGGACTGCTCGACCAACTCGGTAAAACCGGCGATAAAGGTCTCTCCGATCTCGTCAGTGGTCTCAAGAAAAGCAGCTCCGAGGTCAGCGGGGCGTTCGCCGCGGTCAAATCCAAGGTCGACACATTCAAAGCCTATCTGACCCCTGCGCTGCGTGATGCGATGACCATCGACGGCGACCCGTTCGCTAATGCGATCAACCGTGTCAAGACAGGCGGAAGCCAATTCGCATCCGCCACTGACGACATGTTCAAAGCAATCCGAAGAAAACTCGCGCCAGGCATGTCAAGCCTCACGTTCCGATGGGAGAACAGCGGCCTGTACGCCGGACTGAACGGCATGCAGAACGGCATCTCCTCCTTCGGATCCACCCTCAGAGGCAAGGCCGGACAGCTAGGTGGCGCCATCACCAAAGGACTCGCCACCGCGGCAGGGGGAATTAATACGTCCCCGCTCGGCAAGGCCGTCACCGCCATTGGAAGCAAAACGCGCCCACTGTTCAACAAGAGCGTTCGTGAAGCGATGACGCTCGACGGCGACCCGTTCGCCACGGTATTGGCGAAGATCAGCGCGAAGACAAGCACCATCACCGGCAAGCTCTCCAGTCTCGCCATACCATTCAAAACCGCGTTCGGCAACATCTTCGGCGGACTCGGCGACGCCATCGGCGGACCACTCCAAAACGCCATCGGCAAAGCCGGAACAGGACTGCAAAACGGCCTCAACACCATCGGCGGCCTCGTCACCAGATTCTTCGCACCGGGAAACTTCATCAAATTCCTCGGCATCGGAGCGCTCGCCGCCGCACTCGTGGCCGGCATAGGCATGATAGACAGCCAGATGGGCGGACAACTGTCGCTGGTCATCAACTCCGCGTTCGCATCTCTGCCAGGCATCCTCTCCAAAGCCGAAACGTGGATCCAGTCCAGCCTGCCGCAGTTCGTCTCCTCCGGCACCTACATCATCGAAATGGTGCTCCAAGGCATCACGTCCGCGCTGCCGTCGCTCGTCTCGGTCGGAGCGTCCCTCATCGACACCATCGTGACGGGACTCGCCTCGCACCTGCCGACACTCATGCCAATGGCCGTCACCCTCGTGACCAGCCTCGTGACCAGCCTCATCGCCGCCGCGCCACAGCTCATGAGCGCCGGACTGACACTGCTCGACGGACTCCTGCAGGGCATCGTCGCAAGTCTCCCGACACTCGCCGCCGCCATCCCACAGATCATCACGGCCATCATCATCGCACTCGCCACCGGTCTCCCGCAGCTCATGGGGCAGGGCGTGCAGATGATCCTGAACTTGGTCAACGGCCTCGTGTCCGCGATGCCCCAACTCGTCGCTCAGGTGCCACAGATCATCTCGACACTCATCGACGGGTTGTGCAACAACCTGCCGCAAATCCTTTCAACAGGTGTGCAGATGCTCGTCACCCTCGTGACGGGACTCGCGCAGGCGCTTCCGCTGCTCATCGCCTATGTGCCGCAGATCATCGCCAGCATCGTCAATACCATCGCCAGCCATCTGCCGCAGATCCTTTCAACAGGCGTGAAACTGCTCGTCACCCTGGCATCGGGTCTCGTGTCAGCAATCCCGCAACTCGTCGGCAAGATCCCGTCGATCATCTCGAGCATCAAGAACGCCTTCACTAGTGTCAACTGGGGAAGTGTCGGCCTGAACATCATCAGAGGCATTGCCAGTGGCATCGCCTCCGCCGCTGGAGATCTCGTTAACGCGGCCGTCAAAGCCGCGAAGAACGCACTTGACTTCGTCAAGAAGGCGCTCGGTATCCACTCGCCGTCGCGCGTGTTCCGCAACGAGGTGGGCGTGATGATCGGCCGGGGCATGGCCCTGGGCATCGACGATTCGGCCGCCGTGGTCAACCGGTCCATGGACTCGCTCGTCTCCTCGATGAGCCTCGACAGCGCGGACTGGTCGAAGACCGGACGGCTGAACGTCACCAACGGCACCGGAACCGATACTGGCGACGGCGATCTGAGGGAGCTCATCACGGCGGTCGAATCGCTGCACAGCGACCTCGGATCGATCATCGCCCGATACACGCCGACGATCGGCGACCGCGACTTCGCAAGGAAGGTGAGAAGTGCAATCGCTTGAATACGTGTGCGCGGCCACAGGTGAGCGCATCGGCTTCGAGGGGCCGCTGTACGGCGAGACGCTCACGGGACTGCGAGCCCGCGTCTGGGACTACAGCCTCGCCTCACGTGGCATGACGGGCATCACCCGCAAGGCGCGCGAGGCGACAGTCACCGTGAAGATCCACGATTCTCCAGCCACGCTCGACCTACTGCGCCGCCTCGCGGACGCCGACATGGCATCCGGGAACCCGGGCACGCTCGTTGCCGACGGCGAATGGGAAGCCAAAGCGTGGATCACGAAAAGCGAACCGCAATCCATCACGCCCACGATGGTCGAGACGCAGTTGACCATCGTGCTGGCCGATGGCGTGTGGCGTCGTCCGACCATGACGCATTTCACGCCGCGATACGATTCCGGAACCGCCGACCTTGACTATCCATATGATTATCCGCATGATTTCGCCGGCATGGCATTGGGTGCCGAGATCGTCAACGACACGTCCATCCCGCAGCCGGTCAAGCTCACGATATTCGGACCATGCGCGCAACCGTACGTCATCATCGGAAACAACCGGTACGAGGTCGACGTGACCGTGCCATCCGGCTCGCGTCTGGAAATCGACGGCACCGGCGATGTCAGGACCGTCACCATGGTCAGCGGCACAGGTCTCGTCACAAACTGCTTCGCGCAGGCCGTGCGAGGGTCGGGCAAGGATTCCGGCCGGTACGTGTTCCAACCGCTCGCGCCCGGAACACAGTCGGTCAGTTGGCCGGGAGGATTCCAATTCGACTTGACGGTCTGCGAGGAAAGGAGCGAACCGCCATGGACCTGATCGTCACCGACGCCACAGGCAAATCCGTGGCGAGCCACGCCTCATACACGCTCGACCTCGCGTTCGGTAGCGGGGAGAACGACTTCGAACTGCAGGTCGAAGACGCCGCGCTCAAGGCGGGGAGCCGCATCATGATCGACGGCACCGAGTACGGCGGCATCATCGACGACATGGATGTCGACGTGGACGGAGGCCTGTCCACCGTCACATGGCATGGCCGCGACTGGCATGGAGTGCTCGCTTCGAAGATCATCGAACCGGACAGGAACAACGATTACCTCACCCTGTCCGGCACGATTCCCGTCATCATGCGCACGCTCGTCAGCCGTGCGGGATTGCAAGGCCTGTTCACCGTCACCGAAGAAAGCGCCGGCCACAAGACCACCTGCCAGTTCGACCGGTACGTGGACCTGTACAGCGGTCTGGTCAAGATGCTCAGGGCAAGCGGACTCAAACTCCGGTTGCGTAATGACGGCGACAAGGTGGCCATGAGCGCCATGCCCGTCCGCACGATCGGCGACAGCATCGACTCGGACCTCATCGACTTCACCGCCAAACAGGCGGCGCACCCTATCAACCATCTCATCTGTCTGGGCAAGGGCGAACTCAAGGACCGTACCGTCATCCACTGGTACGCCGACGCGAACGGCACGTTCAGCCACACGCAGACACTCAAAGGGCTTGACGAACGCACCGCCACATACGAGTTGTCCAACGCCGAAGCCGACGAGCTCGAGGACAAGGGCAGGCAGAAATTCCAGGAACTTCGGAACACCAGCACCATCGACGTGGACATTCCCGACGGCATCGACGCGGACGTTGGCGACCTGGTCACGGGCCGTGACAACAACACGGGCCTCGTCGTCACTGCCGAGATCTCCAAGAAGATCGTCAAGGTTTCGGGAGGCGTGCTCACCGTCACCTACGAATCCGGAGGTGCCAGCGCCGGCGGCAACAGCGGAGAATCCTCCATCGGGGATGGTGGCCACGCCTACTACGCTGGAGCCGGCCTCAAACTCGACGCCTGGACGTTCAGTGCCGACGTGACCAGAAACGACATCGACTCGCTCAACAACGCATTGTCGGGTAAACAGCCGAAAGGCGACTACATCACCGGCCTGAAAATCGGTTCGGTGGACACGCTCGCCCCCGGTGCACAGGCAAGCGCGTCGCTCACGGGCGCCGGCAGCGACAAAACCTTGAATTTGGGGCTTCCGAAAGGCGACCAGGGTCCGCAAGGGGAGAAGGGCGACAAGGGCGACACAGGACCACAGGGGGCCACCGGAGCGACCGGACCCACCGGTCCTCGGGGAGAGAAAGGAGCGACCGGGGAGCGAGGGCCGCAAGGCGTCGCCGGTCCCGAAGGCCCGCAGGGACTGCAGGGGATACGCGGCGAGAAAGGCGATAAGGGTGATGCCGGCGCGATCGGCGCGGCGGGACCGCAAGGCCCGACGGGTTCCACAGGTCCGCAGGGTCCCACGGGTCCACAGGGAGCGACCGGCCCCCAGGGCAGACAAGGCATCCAAGGTTCCCAAGGCATCCAGGGCCCGCAAGGGGAGAAGGGTGACAAGGGCGACAGCGGCGTATCCGCCCCCTCGAGCGGCTTCTTCACGCTCAGCATGGAAGGCGACGGCGACCTGTACGTGAACTATCCGGACAACACGAACCCACCCTCGTTCGTCTGGGACTCCGAGAGCGGGAACCTGTACGTGGACATCCCGGAAAGGTGACACATGGCGCGACTATTGATCGGCAACATCAAAGGCCCCAAAGGTGACAAGGGCGATACCGGGGCCACCGGCCCGCAAGGCAAGCAAGGAGCGCAGGGCGTTCAGGGAGCTAAAGGCGACGTCGGCCTTCCGGCGCTCGTGATGAAGAAGTCCCTCGTCGGCGAATATCCGGTGGGATCCACTTTCACGGGGAACGTGAGCGAATGGTTGAACCGAACACCACTCGCCAACGAATATTCGACCGCATTGTCAGGTGGCGGAAAATACAGCATCGTCTGGCAGTGCGTTTCACAGTCCGGCAGCCTATTCACGGGAAAGACGATTTCCCGTCAATCCATCATCGGAACGCAAGGCCCTGCCGGACCGCAAGGTCCAAAAGGTGACGTCGGCCCACAAGGCGTGAAGGGCGATACCGGCGAGACCGGGCCTAAAGGAGCCACTGGAGCTGCCGGCCCTACCGGCCCGCAAGGTCCTGAAGGGCTGAAAGGTGACAAGGGTGATAAAGGCGATGTCGGACCCGCCGGAGAAGGAGGCCCTACCGGCCCGCAAGGTCCGAAAGGCGACACCGGCCCTGCCGGACCTACCGGAGCAACAGGCCCCACCGGGCCGCAAGGCAAGCAGGGAATACAAGGTGCGCAGGGACTGCAGGGCCCACAGGGACCGACAGGACCGCAGGGTGCCAGCGGCGTGACGGCGCCAACTTCCGGATTCTTCACACTGCAGGTCGACCCGAACGGAGACCTGTACGCCGTGTACGCGGATACGACCACCGCGTCGGCGGCTCCCGTCTCCTACGATCCGGCGACGGGCGACCTGTACTACATGATCAATGACGGAAAGTAAGGAGCGCATATGACGAAGATTCTGCTCGGCAACGTCAAAGGCCCCAAAGGCGACACCGGACCGCAAGGCAAGCAGGGAGTGCAAGGACCGCAGGGCCCTGCCGGCGCCACTGGCGCGACCGGGGCCACCGGAGCGAAAGGAGAGGCCGGCCAACGCGGCGAGACCGGGTTGCCTGCCTTGATCATCACACGCATACTATCCGGATACTGGACGTCCGCATGCTCGGATTTTGACTGGCGGACACTCAGTTTCAACCGTGCCCCGGTCGTAGGCGAATACTTCTTCGCCATGACCAATGGCGGCAAGAACCTGATGTACGCGCAGATCACAGCCACCGGGAAAAACGTGACGTTCAAACCGGTTTCCAACACAAGCCTCGTCGGACCGAAGGGCGACAAGGGCGAGACGGGCATGAGCGCAAGCCAGGCGTTCATCGCCGCCCACCCGGTCGGCTCCCTCTACTGGACCACCGCCACAACAAATCCGGGAACCACCTACGGCGGCACTTGGAAGGAATGCAACACCATCCTTCCAGGACACATCTACCAGCGCACAGCCTGAAAGAGAAAGGAACATCAATGGCACGAACCACGAACATCACCAGATACACCTGCGACCGATGCCACGCCTCCGCATACCTCGCCGACGGTGACCCACGCACCTCCAGCGACTGGCACGACATCACCCACACCACCGTCGACGGAGTCGCACAGGGCGCGCTCGTCTGTACCGCATGCTGGCAGACGTTCAAAGCGCTGGCAGCCACGCAGGACGCCGCCTACGCCGCATACCTCAACAACACAACAGATAGGAAGGAATGACCATGACCATGAATCTCATCACCGGCAAGGCCGGCGCTCCGCACATCACATCCAGCGACCAAGGAGCCATGCAGGCCGGACTGGTCGGAAACGGCAACTACCTGCTGCAAGGCAGCGACGGCAAATTCCCCGCCGTGACCATGCAGTCAGCAAACAAAGCGCTCATCCCGGTCCTCAACCTTGTGATCGAAGGACGGTACGCACGCGTCACCGCGGCGGAAACCGTCACCATCGAAAGCGGAGTCACAGGACGGAACCGCAACGACCTAATCTGCGTGAAATACACGCGAGACTCGAACAACATCGAAACGATCGCGCTCGCGGTGCTGAAGGGCACCGCCACCAGTGGCACGGCGGCTGACCCCACGGTACCGTCGGGTAGTATCCTGAACAATTCCGGCACCGTATGGATTCCGATCGCCCGTATCCCGATCAGTGGCATCACCGCTGGAACTCCTGTCATGCTTGTCAAGCAGTTGCCTCCGATGAGCCAACTGTGGGATTCCGTAACCCAGACTTTGATTAAATCACAGTATGGCACCGTGACCGGCGTGAAG